CCACCGCATTTGCCGCTGATTGCTTCATTCGATGCTTGGATGAAAACCATCTTATCTCGGCAGATATATCTTGCCTCGCCAAGCGCAGATTTACTTAACCGTATTGTGGCGGTGTTCTGCCCTGTGAGAAATCCTATCAATGCGCCAGCAAAGAAAACAAAAACGATGCACCCTAGAACTATAAAGTATTCCCTTATCATTTCATTTCTCCCCTTGTTGTGATTTTAGTTTTATGCCCTTTGTGCTTCTCGAGAAATGCTAGAACCAATTCCACGCTTTGAGTGCTAGTGCGCTCCCTGCAATTATCGCACGAACATAAAAACCTGCGAATGTCGCCACGGTTTTTCCATATCTCACAAAACGCAATTTGCTTTGCTTGCGTGTGCGTATAGCCAGAACCATTCAATGACTTCCTGGTTTTTCGCAATACGTTTTGATTCGCTGTTGTCGAATTTGCCTTGCCCATAACCACCCCTATCCGGTTGTTATAGCAATTTATTTATCGAGTTGTATATTATTTTTTTTACTAAATAGAATCTATTTATAGATAAAATGCTTCTCCGAATCCTCATTACCTCATAGAGTAATATAGAAGTAAATATGAAAAAAATATATGATGTATGTGGGTATATATATGTTACCCCCCGATTAACTGGCTTAAAGGCTTATTTAATAAAAATCTTGCCTGATTCAGAAATGATTTCAAATGTTTATGAGTTTCTCCGCAAGTGTTGTAAAAACTTATTTAAGTTTTTTGCTCACCGCGTAAACCCATGCGCTGCGCATCATTTATGCACTATGCCATAGTGCTGCTTCGAGTCAATGTTGACTATTCCAATGCACTGCGTCTCAATTAAGTCTCTGATGATTTCATCAAAGATTCGCACCTTGATTTTCGATTTGAACAGTAATTCTTTGCGTGAAATCGGCGTGTTTTTTTCAATCAAGTTAAACACTTTCTGTTTACTCTTATCAAAAGGCGTTTCACTAGCCATTTCTTTTAGGAATGATCCAGCCCTTGCCATGCAAGCCTTAATAACTTCACACGCATAATCAAAATCATTCTTTGTTATCTCTCTTCGATCCATGCAAATTGCATTTGTAACTGCAATTTTATCGGCCATCTCGAACTGCCGCGTGAGAAATGTTGAAGTAATTAAATCACCCCTAGCTAGCGTTTCGCGTTCCTTTTCATAGAACCACCGATCCAACCCCTTGCGGTATTCCTTCACACCCTCGGCATAGAATAGCGCCGCCCGTGTTGGTTCAATCTGTCCAATGTCTGTAGTTATGCTTCCATCAGTTCCCACAACTTCCATCCCGTTGTATGGGAAAATTCTTGAACACTCCTCAGCTATTGGAGTTAGATCAATCGCATCCAAATAGTTTGGATTAAATTGCGTATTTTCTTTTGCGCTGAAATAAAGAAACCGCGAAAGGAACCCGCTTTGAAGCATCGAAGCCGTGGCGAATTTCACTAGCGTATCTTCTTGCACATTTGCGAAGATAGACACGCTCGGACTATAGCAAGCGCCCTGGCGGTTCTGCCCCTTAGTATTATGACCGACAAAATAGCCAGCGCCATTTGAATAGATTGAACAAAGCAGCCCTTCGAGTTCTTTTTTCAAATCACTCTGCGAGCTAAAGCCCTTAAGCACTGATCCAAATTCGTCGATAATATCTAGCCGTGTGCGCTGCGCTGGTAGATGCTCAACAAACGCCGCAATCGAGCTATAGTTACTTAATCCGCGCAGATTCATTGACTTTAGTTTTTCATGGAAGAAAAGCCCTTCTGCTATCTTTACCGCAGCGCCTTTGCCTTTCCCCGATCTAGCAACGCATAGCATGAATTGATGCGTATTCACTGGTCGAGCGTCAATGTGGAACCTATTGCTTGCAAGCGTGGAACAAATAGCAATAGCCGCGCCTGTGGCTAGTTCATCCTGGCCACCACTTCGATTGATTCGCATGATTGCGTTTTTTATTTCACCAATCAGCCCCTTGCTCTCAGGGAATCGTGGCGTTTCAGTAGATTTAGCACTAGACATTACTTGCTTAATATCAATCTGCATCGGCTTCGTTTCACTCAAAACGCCTTTTTTATTTAGCTGAGCTCTATGCCTACGAATGAAAATCAATGCCGCGCCGAACGCACTACCGTTTGCGTTTTTGTACTCTGGTTCATCGGCATCAGAGAAATAAGGTTTTTCATGCTCCAATGAATCAACATCGAGAAGTTTCTGCGCTAGGATTTCATCCGATTCCCACGGCTCACTGCACAGCATTGCACAAGCCACAACGGTTAAGCGGTTATTCCTGCCACCAGTAAAAACGTCAGTAGTGTTTCGCTTTGAATTGCTATTGCCAAACGATCTAATAAACGTAAACACTCGCTCCACATCGCGCATCTCAAGAACTGGAAGTGAATCTAGCGTTACATCTTCAAGAGTATCATTTGTCAGCCATGTGTAGTTGCGCTCCGCATCAGGATTATATGATGGCGGCAATACCGTTTGTCTTCCCGTCCACAGAATTTCAATTCCCTCACTAGCCTTTCCATTTTCCCCCTGGTTCGTTCTGAAAGCATTGCATGAACGCATACCCGCACCAGGGCGATAGAACGCGGTATAGCCTTTGCTGCCGCGTTTACGCACAGGTGAAAGCGGTAGCGTATTAGCAACGAAATCAAGAATATCCCGACTATCACTATCAACATCTAGTGCCACGATGCCGCTTGCTGGCCCTAAGCATAGACCAATGCCGTAGGCTGGGAGTTTTCTCTCGCGTTCGTACTTCTCGATCAATTCTTCTGGTTGCCGCTCCGTACACCAACGCGACCATTCCTTCTCTATCGGGCGTTTTCCTATTGTCGGAATTACAGATAAATCTCTTTCAAAATATCGAATAAACATAGTATGCTGTCCTTATCACTTGGTGATTGTACACGTTACTTGAGTGATTGTCCTTTGCCGCTAGGTTCCTATCCACCTTTCATTCACCTAGCGGCATTTTTTTATTCCAGCCACGAATACACGGTTAGTTCACCGTTCGTCATTTTCTCAACTTCGATTGCCTTCTTGAGTGATGGAACCGATTTACCATTCAGCCAGTTGTAAGCTGTTGGCACAGTCACGCCTACTTTAAAAGCAAACTGCCAGGCTTTTATGTTTTTCTTTTTCAGATATTTTGAAAAGTTTTTCATTTACATTTTTCCTTTCTGTTAATAAAACACCATTGAAAGGTGAGTAATAACATGAAAATTCAAAACACTAAAAATGTAAACGAACAAAAAATCAAAGCAGTGATTTACGGTCTAAGCGGTGCAGGGAAAACCACACTTGCTGATTCTTTGAAAGACTTTAACACGCTAATCATAAGTGCTGAATCTGGCCTTATGTCTATTGCTGGAAGCGGAATTGATTTTGTGGATATAACAAAAGACGACAACGGCAACCTGCTACCGAAAGAGAACCGCATTGATCGCTTGATGGAAGTGTATAAATTCGCAAATAGCTTAGAGGCAAAGAAAAAATATAACCTGCTTTTCATTGATTCACTCACAGAAATCAGCCAATGCCTTTATGATCGCTTAAAGAAAGAATTTCCAGACCGTAAAGATAGCCTTGTTCTATATGGTGAACTGGGCCAGAAAACACGCGATATGATTAAAGCCTTCCGTGATCTTGGTGATTATCATGTAGTGTTCACGTGCTTAAGCGTGATTGATAAAGACGAAACTGGCAAGCGTTTTGCCGCCTTCGATCTGATCGGCTCAATATCGAATAAGTTAGCCGGATTTTTCGATCTAGTGCTATACCTTCGCGCTGACAGTGAAGGAAAACGCGAATTGATTTGTGATGCAACCGATTCGATTCTTGCGAAGAATCGCGGAGGAAAATTGCAAGCGGTAGAGCCAGCCGATCTTGGCTTATTGTTTAATAAGATATTGAAAGGGGAAACCAATGTTTGATCTATCAAAAGTAGAAACTAGCAATTCGTTCGAGACTTTGCCTGAGGGAAAATACGTGGCAAACGTAACAAACGCCGAAATCAAAGAAACCAAGAACGGCACTGGTAAATATATTCGCACTGAATTAACCATCGCCGCTGGCGAGAACAAAGGCCGAAAAATCTGGACTAACTTCAATGTAGAAAACCAGAATCAAATGGCGGTAGAAATCGGACTCAAGCAACTAAAGACAATGCTACAAGCTGCCAACGCACAAAGCGTTGATAAACTTGCAAGCGTGAGTGATTTGTGCGGCCTAACCGTAGGAGTGAAAACAAAAATCAAGACTGATGAATACGGAGAAAAAGCAGAAGTGCATTATTTCTTTAGCCCAAAAGATGCGAAAGAAACCGCTGCATCAAGTGATACAATTCCGTTTTAAAACACTGTATCAAGAAAATTCAATTCCTGATCTATGGCGGCCTTTGGTCGCCATTTTTCTAGCTCTGCCAATAATTCAGTTTGTGTTTGCCCAAGTGCGCGTTTCACATCATTCACTGAATCAGCAACGCAAGCGCAACCACCTGCTGACGCAATACGAAATAGAAAATCAAACTGCTGCGTAGTCAATGTGCGTTTTTTTCCAGGTGCTTTAAGTTCAACTGCCAAAAACCTGCCGCCAGGAATTACTCCGATCCGATCCGAGATGCCAGCGCCCTGCGCTGATTTGCGCCATCCATCCCTTGTTTTTGTGCCATCAGACTTGATTGTCCTTATATATATAGATAATGAGCGTAGGTACGCGTCTATATCGCGCCCTACTGCTGCTTCAGGAGCTCGGCGCTTGCCTTTATACTCTTCTATATATTTGCCTGTAAGCAGATCAAAACGCCTTCCCATGCCTAAAATGATAAGCATTTAATAAATTCTGTGCAAATTGAATTATGAAACAACTACCACCACGCCGCTCTGTGATTTAGTTCACAGGGCGGTTTTTTTATTGTATAAAATTTAGAAAATAATTTGAGGGAATAACTATGTTTGACTTAGAACTAGGCCAGCGCACGAAGAAAATAGAATGGTTAAAGAATCGCCGAAAATCAATCGGTGGCAGCGATATGCCAATCATTCTTGGATTAAGCCCGTGGAAAACTCCGCGAGAACTGTGGCAGGAAAAAACAAGCACTGATGAACCTGAATTGACTAGCAACTTCGCGCAAGCGAGAGGTATAGAACTAGAGCCAGAAGTGCGCGATTTGTATGAACGCACATATAGCCTACCAATGCCAGCGCGTTCATTCGCGCATTTAGAAATTCCATACTTCACTTGTTCAATGGATGGCTGGAATAACGAGGAACACGTAGGAATTGAAATCAAATGCCCAGGCGCAGAAGATCACAACAGTGCAAAAAATGGCGTTGTTCCTGAAAAATACATCGCACAAATCGAATGGCAGTACTTTGTGACAAACGCAAAGCGCATTGACTATGTTAGCTATTCTGGCAGCGATATGGTTGTCATTCCAGTGCCACC